GGAACATTTAACGCTTTGTAAAGTTTTGTTTGGAAATATTGCACGTCTGTCAATTCTCCAAGGTTCTGACCACCTGGTAATGTGGTAATTTCTGTACCTCTACCCCCTTCACGACGTGGTAACCAGAAATCTTCCATCATTGACATGTATTTTCTGTCGTCTCTGATCTCTCCAGTGGCAGCATCGTATACTAATTTGTTACGATACCTTCCCATAACTTCACGTAAGTATTGTTCTGCCTTAACTTTAGGTAGGTTACCTACGTCAATATAAAATATTCTACGCTCTGGTGCTCTTGATATTCTGTATATAACTAGACTGTCCTCGATCATTCTAAGTTGATTGAGTACTTTAATTCCTTTATGCAAATAGGACAAAACAATATTTCTATTGGTGTCCATGATACCACTTGTCACGTAAGTGATAGCATCTTTCGCAATCTTGATACCACTATTAGCGGAAGTGTTGTTCAATCCTTTTGGATTGTATATGAAATATTCCTCGGATTGTCCGAAGTCATACTTCATAAACTCGTCTGCAGTTTTTGGTTTTGTTATCTGCCTTACTTTCTTAATCTTTGATGGGTCAATATATCTTACTTCTTTGATACCCTCTGCAGGTGAATCTAAATTGATTACTTTATGATAATATAAACGCCCATCAATGTACCATCTGCGGAACATTTCATGGGCTTTAGTATCAAAACCGTATAGGTTTTTGAGGTAATTAAATTCATCTCGGATCATTGCTTTGACACTCTCACTCACATCGAGATTGTCAAGGTTGATTTCAACTGGACTATCGTTTTGATCCGCAACGATAGCTTCATGTAAAATATCTTCGATAGCAGAATCCACTTCTGGATGCATTGCCATCTCACGATACTTTTTCACCATGTCATATTCAGTCTTGAAGTTACCGTCTAGGTCAAGATACTGACCATAGTAACCTCCTGCAATATAACTAGTAGCTCCGTCCTCGCTAGAAGGTTGGATGGGAGACGGGGCACGCTCCGCAACCTTCTTCTTCTTAAACGAGAAACCGAATAACTCTGCCATAATATTGTGTACTTGTACCTACTATTTAGCTAGCTACTTCAACGACGTTATTCTTGTTTTTGCCACCAGAACTTGTGTGGTACTGATATGCAAACTCAACATCAAACTCTTCGTATGAATCGTTGTTGTCATAAGCAAGTGAAATCTGTGATACAGATACAGGCCAAGCACTAACCAAATTGTATGTGCGTAGTTCTGTTAACTTACCATCAGCAGCACCTGTACCACCAAACTTATCTAGTTGTGTTACTTGGATGTCTACCCATGTATCAACTATGTCTGTTGATGCAGTGTTTTTGTCAACTGCGTTAGTTAGTTCGATCCATTTCTCATATGCAGAACGCAATGCGAATGCGTCATCCATATAGAATGTACCAGTCCATGTTTCATAAGTTCTGTCTCCAGGAACTTTGATAACACGACCACGGAAAGGGAGTTCAACTGTACCTACGTTAGTTGCTGGTAATGCAGCAGACTTACACATATAAGTTACAGCAGCTCCTTTAGAACCTGAAACTCCATCGACGATGGGTTCGGAAAGACCTGTGCCTTGTGGCCAGGTGTGGAATACCGAGAACAGGTTAGGGCGTACACCGCCTCTAATTGCCTGTTGGAATTCTAGAATACCTAGTGGGGTTGCCATTAAAATGCTCCGTTAATTATCTGCGGGGAATAACTTCCTCGAACGATACGCCTGTGCGTGTCGCTACGAAAGTCAATGTGATAAAGTTAATCGAGCGTGCAGGCTTGATATAGAAGTCAGCCTTAAACTCGTTAGCGTCAATAACGGCACCAGTATTATTGGTGTCATCACAAACTACGATGAAGTCGGTAATACCTCTTTCGGCTTGAACGCCTCTTAGGTATGGTTCAACAACATTCTTGAAGTTGTTTCTTGTGAATTCGTCATTGAGTTCAAAGAGTACCCCCTTCGCAGCATTGCCGATAGTCTTTTCTATCACATTGAATAGACGACGAACGTTGATGCGATCAAATGCAGATGGTGAAGCGAGAGCAGTTTTGTCACCGAAGAGTACGATGCCCTGTCCAGGTAGACTGGTGATTGGGTTAATCCTCTTCTGATATAATGAATCTCTTTCGGACTTGGTTGGTGAGTATGCTAGTTTAACAGCATTCTTAATTGCACCACGGTTTAATCCAGCTGGTGAGAACCAAGGTAGTCCGTTTGCGGTAGTGGCAGCACATAATCCTGCAACGTCTCCGTTACATGGAATGTATCTGTACTTGTCACTAAATCTGTCGTAGACATACTTCCAAGTATTATCAAACACACCGAATGATGTTGCTTGAAGTGAACTGTAGAAGTCAACTACGTTATTTGTTTGTGTTGTGGAACTTGTAACTCCAACAACATCTCCTCTATATGGAGAGCAGAAAGCAACACAATCTTTTCTTGCAGATGAGATAGTTAATATCGCAGCAGCAACAGCTTGTGTGTTTGTCTTATTTGCTTTGTCTCCAGGACCTTGGAGGATATAGTCTATTGAAACTGTTTCAGGATCAGCGAACTCTTGAAGTCCAGTGATGATTTCTCCTGATGTTGCACTACCTGTCTCAGCACCTTTTTGGAAAGTGTATGAAGTAGGAGTTGCGTACAAGTCAAATGTTGTTGTACTATCTGAACCAGCATTACCTGTACCAGCGATGTTACCACCAGTAGCTGCTTGGTTAGCACTTACATCATATACTGCAGTTTCATGAGAACCCCAGTAGATGTAGTTACTCTTATCGAGTACTACCTGTGGGTAATAGTTACCTGCACCTTGTGAAGTCTTACCGTTGTTTGCTTTAGAAGCATAAGTAAATTTCTCAAGGAGAGTATTTGGTTGACCAGTGATAACACCAGTAGCATCCCAAACTGCAACATGAACTTCATCATTAGCACCACCACGGGCAGCTACATGAGGAGAAGTTCCAGGTCTAGGAGCGATTGCTGACCAAGGCAAACCAGTGAACACTGTCTGAGCATCATACCAGTCAGAAACTGTTGTGATGTTTAAGTCACTAACACCGTTCTCAACTATGTCAGTAGTAGTCCAAGTATCAGAAGTAATAAGTGAAACTGTATTCGTGCCACCATCCCACGCATAGATGTAACCCGATTTAGTTCCAGCTGTATTCTGTACCTGTGTACCAACTGTAGTAGTACCTAGAGCACCGTCTAGTTTTAAAGAAATGTCAGCACCCTTATCGATAACTGCAACTCTTATTGCATTTCCGTCTGCACCTACATCTCTTGCTGCCCACTTAAATGGGTTTGCTGTTGCTGTGAAATATGTTGCCTCGTATACTTCCTTAGTACTTATAGAAAGAAGGTATGGAGAAGTTGTAGCATCGTCTGATGCACTTAACTGTCCAGATGTTGCTACTCGTACTACATCAAGCACACCACCGTATGATAGGAAACTTGCTGCTGTCCACCAACTCTCTGCGTTAGCGTCAGATGGTTCTCCGAATATTTCAATTAATTGGGACTCTGAAGATATGCGTACTGGTGTAAGAACTGGACCTTTTGCGAATGGTCCTGCTATTGCACCTACGTTTACCTCAACCGTCTCAATCGAACCAAGGGTTAGATCTCTTTCTTGAATCTCAACTCCTGGCGATAGAAGCGTGCTAGCCATGCGTGTACTCCTGATGATAAATCAATTTTGTCTAATATTATTTAGAAAAAGCTCGTTCTTTAGCGATAGTTCCACATGAAGTCACGGTCTCCATATTCATCTAGCTTCCATTTCTCTGGATCATCTTCATTCATATCAATAGTCCAGATGTTCCCTTGCTCATCCACAATGGTCTCATCTTCTAGTCCATCATCAATAAAACCGAACGGTGCCATGTCTTGTTCTATTGCGTTCTTCTGTTCTTCATATATTCTCTTACGGATATCTTGATCCGTCATCTCTTTGAAGTAGTCTTGCTGTACCAACCATGAGAATATGACCAGACACATAACAAGATCATCATTATAACCTTCATCAGCTTCAAAGGATTGTTTGTTCTGAATGAACGTAGTGAGCTCAGCAACAACGTTGTAATCCTTAACAATTAACTTATCATCTTCTATCAAATGCTTCAAGTTAGAGCATCCTTGTGCCTTAACTGTCTTACTCATCTTGACACCCATTTGTGTCTTAGTACCTGAGAACCCTTGACCTACTACCTGACCTGCACGACCACGCATTGCACACATGAGTACGTTTTCATATTCGATATCATAGAATAGACTTGAAGCAACTGCTTCCCCAATATCATTGACCTCTATTAATACATGTGCATCATTATAATTCTTCGCAACGTTGTACATAACGTTGGGTAATAGCATAGGTCTGATCTCATTACTCCTATACTTTGCTACCAGTCTCCACGGAGCTTTAGAAATATTAATGACAATGAACGCACTGTAGTCCTGAGAAAGTCCACGAGATACA